CAATAACTTTATCGATATCTATTGTTGCACCTCTATTAGGGTCAGCAGGTCTATTAAATCTTATATACTTTTTCATAATTTAAAAAATAAAATATTATGTGAGACTATTCTCATAGCAAATATAATAAATATTATTTAGACTTTTCAAGCAACTTTTCAAGCATCTTTAATGACTCAATACCTTCATCACTCTGTAAATAATTAGCTATAATTAAATTAACATCTTCACCATGAGGAATTACTATCATCCTTTTCTTATTAGCTTTTGTGTTAAAATAAATACCGCCTTTAGGTTTTTTAACTAGTAATCCTTCATCAAAAAACTGTTGTACTTTAGCCTGATGTTTTAACATTGGGTCATCGATAATATTTAAAAAATCTTTTGGATGATTTCTAGCAAACACTAATAAGTCTCTTTTCAACTCAGCAGTTGTAACTTTTGTTACATCATGACTAAACAATACTCTTGCAACATTTTCTAATTGAGAGATGTCTAATTGTTTTGCAGCAATAAGAGCATCTACTTCAACATTTAACCTTTCTACCTGTTCAGCAGCATCTTTTTCATAGTCCACCTCGCTAAATCTTTTACCATTCATAGGATGAATATGTAAAAACTCTTGTAAAACTTGATTGTTTTTAGGTACTTTTAAAAACCCGTCTTCAAATATGATAGGCTCTAAAATAGCATTTCCATCTTGTTCATCTATGTAGATGCTTTTTTGATTACGAGCATATCGAAGCTCTCTGTTTGCTCCTGTCTCCTCATCAAAATGTAATAATGGAAATCTTGCTGTATGTCTTGTTGGTAGCATGTAAGATAAAGGAGCTACCTCTCCTGTAAGTTTGTAGACCTTGTCTACGAATTTCGCTTTTTTCATTTTATTTAATTTAATATAATTTTAATTTATAAATAAAGAAAGGAGTGTACATGTGTACACTCCCACTCTATTGTCAACTACTACTCTTGGAATAAGAAGAAGTTGTTTGCACCCATTGTACAAACTGCTCTTTCAGACAAGAAGTTCACCTCCATCGCATCTAAGCTAGATGTTCTCGCACCTCCTGCAGAACCTGTAATCCATGACTTGTATCGTCTGTCTTCAGTTTCTGAAGCACGATATCTTACATGTAAAAAAGGTCTCTTAGCATTCTTTCCAAGGATTTGGTCATAAACAGTTGTAGAACCCGCAGGTACTAATAAACCATTTACTCTACCCGAGCCTGCACCTGTTGGCAAACCTCCTCTCATAGTTGGGTCATTTAAATACTTCCAATCTGACTTGTAGAAGTCGTATCCTCTTCGGAATCCTGTGAAACCTAGATTTAACGCCATCTCTTCATCATTGTCAAAAAGACCATAAGAAGTACCTCCTGCACCATATGAGTTTTGAGCTGCTAACATATCGTCAATATCAAAACCGAAGTTTCTGTCAACGAATACTACATTCTCTTCAATAGCACCTTGATTATCTAATCTTCCGATTACTGCATCCCAATCAGCTAATACAGTAGGGTTTCCTCCACCCCATACATTACCTCTAGTGTTTACAGCATGGAAAATACCTTCAGAGCCCATAAAGCCTTGTGCTTTTGCTCCACCACCTGCACCCGCTACTGCCGGTACTGCTTCAATCATAGATGTTTCTAGGTAGTCGTCAAAACGCAATCTTGTTTCATGCTCTGACTTTAAATACCATAAGTATCCTGTTGCACCATTTTCTGTAGTTACTTCTATCCATCCGATTTGAGCCATGTCAGAACCATTAACTGAATATGTATCTTTTAAAATAATTGGATTATTTTCAAAGATGTAATCAGCAGCCTCTAAAGAACCAACCATTCCTAGTGACCCCTTTTTAAACTCTGAACCATAAATGAATACCGTACACTGAGCTGCAGCTACACCTGCCGGTGCTACTGCCAAACCTGTATTTTCATAAAACGCAACAGTGAATTGGTCATTTACTAAATCAACATTAGTAACAATTGCTTTGTTACTTCCTGCACCATTATTAAATGTAATCATAACTGTTTGTCCTACTCTTACAGAAATACCATTATTTGCATCATATGCCGTACCTGCTGCTGTACTACCAATTGTAGTTTGAGCACCCGATGCCGGATATGCACTGTCATTTACTTGCAGAATTGCTGTTGGGTCTCCCGCAGCAGCACCACCACCACTATCTATACCTACTCGTGTATACTTAGTGTGTAGCCTTCCTTGCTCTGCCCATTTTATTTGGTCAGATATGCAAGGCATTTCTGCACCTACTAATCTTAAAAATGATGATATGGTACGATTACCATATCTTTCAAATTCTTTCTCATATGTATCAGGTAGATACTGAGTCAAGAAATTGAAGTCTGTTATATAATTTGTCGCCAATGGCACTTGACTACTACT